CCGTGCTATGGTCCTTGTCCACTTGAGAGGGAATACTGATGGATTTCCCAACCACGGGAATGTGCTGACAGAGAGGACGGATGGTGTCCACAAACTGTTGTTCCGTCAGAATGTCCGCCCGGAACTCGGGGGGGATCAGAAAGTCACCCAACGACCCTTCCAACGTCGTCAATTCATCCGACCCCGCGGTCTTGATGAATTGATCCGTGGCTACCTTGTTGGAGAGGGCCAGCTTCTTGTGACGAGGGGCGTCCAACTTGCCGAGCCCCTCGTCGATGACATCGCGGAAGAACTCCCCACGGTTGGCATAGCCACATTTCTTGTCATCAACGATGTTGTCCTTGACCACGGAGATCATGGGACGCTTGGGCGCCGTCGCGGGGTTGCGCTTCATCACCCGGTCCAGAAGGTTCTCCAATTGCTTCTCCGTCATCTGGAGAACGGCATCCTCCGTCGGAGCAACTTTCTTCCCAGGATCAGACTCTGCCTCGGGCTCGGGCTCCGGTTCTGCCGGAACAAGCTCCGCGGTCCCGTCCTCCATCAGGGATTTGGCTAGGGCTTCGTCCTCGAACTCCAGGACCTTGCCCGCTTCATACGTTACCTCCTCAAAGGTCCAAGCCTTGAGGAGCTTCAGTTTCTTTTTCATGGTAAGTCTCCGCAATCGTCTTTAGGGAACCCATCCCTAAAGTGGTGTCTTGTTTGGGAAACTCACCTAAGCTATCCATCCGCTTGTGTGCGAACTTAGCTTTCCAGCGAGGTGTACCTAAATCCTTCCGGCAAGGAAGGCGGCACGTCTCTTAATAATCACTTCAGCTTGTGCGGCTGTCAAGAACTTTTTTTCTTCTTTTGAGACTTCAACTACTCTGAAAGGTCTGACCCTCTCTTCGGGAACAACTTCTGTAAAGTAGTGCTTCGTATGTTCCGTAATCAGCCCCTTTTCCAGGGCAAGGGCCAACGGGCACGAGGGGATGGACACAATGGACCACTCCCGTAGCTCTGACTTCACGATGAGGCTCCTAGCCCCCTTGTAGTGGGGATTATCCTTCACGTCTTCAGGAGTACAATCCTTGTACGTCAGGGAGGACCAGGGACAGCCGATGGAAGCTCCCCGGAGGAAGTCCGTGTCACATTGGTGCCAAACGTCGTTGGCAAGCTCCGTGTCCATAAATTGAACCTGAGCCACCATGCGGGGGATACCATCCTTGGTCTGCTTCTTCTCCCACAGGGACTTGCCGATTACAGCCCAAGAGTCGTGCATGTAGCAGACCACGGGATTAGGGCGAAAGTTCTCCAGAGAGATCCCCTTGGTCAGGACGACCTCCCGATCTGCATCCACCACCTCAGCGGAGATCACGAAGTTCCGAGTACGCTTGGCGGTATCGGACTCTACTGCTTTCCCGATGAAGGTGATTGTTTTGTTGGAGCCAATGTTCATACAGTGTCCTCTACAAGGGCAGGCACAGCTTCCCCTGCGCCATGATCTTCTTCCCCTTCAACCTCAAGCTCCACGCCTTTCGCAGCGGGCTTTTCTTTCGGTTTTTCTTTGTCTTGACCAAAGGGCTTTACCTCTTGTTGCTGGGGTTTGGGAACCTCGCTCAACGGAGACACCGTGCCCCCGGTCAACTCTGCTATATTGTTGCGTAACACGTTGGCCAGGTCAACGTCACCCGCCTTGAGGAGAGTAGCCACGGAGGTTGATAGCTGAGCCAGGGAACGGTTGACCTCCGCCTCCTTGAGCGTCTTGGACACTACCGCGTCCACTTCTTCCTGGATCATGCTGGGAGTCCTCATCCCCGCATTGATGTAGGGCTCCTCTCCCCAGGGCACGGGGTCTTCCCCCAGTTCAGCCAAGGCCCGGTTGGGGGAGAACACCGCGGAGCCTACCAGCTTGGTCAGCTTGTCCGTCAGGGCGGCTACGTCTTCCGGCACAGGATTGTCAAAACAGACAAAGAAGGGATTGTCCGCTTCCAACCAAGACTCAACCTCCCCCTCGCGGGGAGAGTAATATGGCATGATGTCCTTGTTGATCCGCCCCGCGATATGGGTCTGAAGCGGAAGAATCGTATTGCGGGTGTAGAGCACCATCCCCGCTCCCGCGTTGGTGAAGGTTGTGTCATTCATGGAGATCACAGGCACGGGGATACCGAAGCCGGCGGCGATCTCATCCCGAATGATGATCTTGCCCTCGTTGAATTGCAGGTCATCGTTCTTGGAAGTCAGTTGCTCCACATCCACGGGGAAGGGTACCGCAGCCATCTGTCCGCGCTTGAGCCAACCCTGGTACGTCTCCTCCCAGGATTCTTTCAACTCCTGGAGTTGGGTGGCGCCCGTATCCTCCTTGGGGGACAGCAGGAAGTCCGGCATGGCCATGTTGTCAAACAAAGCCCGCTGGAACTCCAACATCCTCACGTTGGTCTCCGCGGCTTCCAGGACCCCGCGAAGGTTCCCAAAGCCGGAGAGGGTGTCCAACGGGGAGGGCCGCTTGAAGTGTACGATCTCGGAAGAGGGGAAAATCTGAAACTTGGAGCCAATCCTCATTTCGTACTGATCGAAGACAGCGTTCTCCCCCAGGATGGGATACATGAACTGAGCAGGCAGAGGCCAGATCTCCACGGGCATCCCATCGTCATCCAGGCTGATGTGCCAGTAGGCGTTTCCGTTGTTTTGCAGGTAACAGATGGTCAGCCACATCAGGCCGAAGTAGTCCAACAGAGGGTTGGGGTTCTGCATCAGTCGAAGAAACGGATGATCCAGGATTTCCTCGGACTCCAACAGCACCATCGAACTGTGGGAAGTCTTGAGGAATCGTCGGGTGGACCGGCTGATGGGTTCTGAAGCCCGATCGTATGGGCCGGGGCTTCTCCGGTACAGGCGAATCTGATGCTGCGATACGATGGTCGCATTACGATCCGTGCAGATGTAAACCCAGGACGTGATCCAACGGTACAGGCTGCGGACATCGGAGAACCAATGCGAGTAGCGGGCGCCAGCGCCGGGGTAGGTGAAAGCAGAAACAACCCTCCGGTCCTTAGCCCGAGGATCGGTGGAGAGACGCTTTTTCTTAGAGGTTGCTATTTTTCTTTTCAACGCAGGCATTGTTCTTGTCCAAAACTACAACCCCCAACCCACCCTCCTGCGCCAACAACGTCAGCAACTCCAAATCTTTCTCGCTCAGGTGGTATTGTGCATAGACTGTAGCAATCCCATCCAAAGGAAAATCCACGATTGCACGAACCAGCCGTTTTGGGTCCAGGCCCAATGACTCAAAAAGACGTGAAGCGCTCTGAGACAAAATAGCCATCCATCTCTCCATCAAACTTGTCCTACTTCTGATCCTGTAATCTCCAAAATCTTTTGTGCCGTGAACTTCTCTCTCCACTCGTCATCCACCCCCTCCATTTCATTCAGCGTTCTACCATGCTCATCGTCCGCGGCCTTTGCCTCGGGTGTGTCCCCACACTCAACAAACCAGTGACGGTGGATTTCCCGAGCAATTATCATCGCTGTTTCTTGATTCACCATCTTACCTCTCTAACAAACTCATCCCCCTCAAGGGTCAAGTAACCTTTGGGCGTTCCCCGTGAACTTTAGGATCATAGGGGGGATTTTCCCCATACACCTTCTTATGGGCACGTTCAGAATCGGATGTGCCCAAGAGAAGAACAACCATGATTGCAAGGAGACCGGAAATAGAAACTAAAAGCTCCACCCAATCCATTCTATCTCTCCAACAAACTTATCCCACGCCTGACCCTACGGTCCCCACTTTCTTCCTTCCCCCCAAACCAGCGGTCATCTTCCACGTCCCGGTCCTCGGGTGCAACGGGCTTGCCGGGTTTCTCTTCCTTGCCCAACCCCAGGCGAATCACCCGGCCGCTGCCGGAGTTCTTGTGAATGAACATCCTCGCATAGCGATCGGCGTCCAGGGCATGATCGAACTCCTTAATCGGCTGCTCCTTGATCGTGGCGTCGTTCCATCGGTAAGCAGGATACTCCGAGTTCCCCTGCTTGCAAGTCGGCTCCATCGTGAACACCGGGCCGTCTGATCCTGTAGTAAGATCAGACTCTACCCTACGGATGCCGGCCAGGACATCATTCTCTCCGTCGAACACCGACAGCCCCGCCTGCCTCATCTGAGCCTTCAGGTCAGCGGCGGAGGGGTCCACAATGAACACCAGGGGACTATACCTCTCCTTGGTTGCCTTGCAGATCTCCACAAACTCATTGGAGACCGTCATGCTCCTATAGTATTCCGCGACCACGTGGCTTTTACGAGACCCCACACTGCACCCGTGGACCCTGATCGCAGCAGGATTCTTAAATCCCCAGTCAACCCCGGCCACATATTTGGTGAAAGGCCCCGGATCATGCCTCTCATGGACCTTGGGGTCGAACATCCAGTAGATCGCCCCCTCAAATGCCACCCATCTCCCCAGGAAATACCTGTCCCGAGCAGGGCCGGACAACTCATCCATTGAGGACACATAGTCCAGCGGCAGGTGATAGTTCTCCGCCGTGCTGGTTTCGATCACCAGGCGCTTGGGATGGTTGGCTTCAAAGAACCTCTTGTAGAGAAAGTGAGAGGGTGGGCCGGGATTGGTAGCCGTGCAGATGCTCCTCGTATTCTCCTTGCCATCCGGCCGGGTGTACTTCCCCCGCCTACGGCCCAGGAGCATGTCATACTCCTCCTTGGCCAGTTCGATCCCCTCGTCAATACAGATGTCCGTGAGGGGCCGGGAACCTACCTTGGCCTGGTCATCACAACCAAAGAGCACAATCGTCCCCCCGCCATGAATCTGAATCCAACTCTCTGCTTTGTGGAAGGTGCATCCGTCAGGGTGCAGCACGGGAGGTAAGTCACCGTCGGGTTCGAGCAGGGTAATGAGTGTAGACGCCTTGAGGTCCGCCAGGGTCTTTCTCACCAGGCCAACCCTGGCCCCTTTGAACTGCGCTAAACGAACCGCGCGGCAGCACAATGCTCTGGACTTGCCGGCCCCAAAAGCCCCCGA